TTAAATTGGGGGATAAGGGATAGAAAGTTACCGGTGTCGAAGAGAGGCAAGCTTTCAAAAGGGAGAAGGGGGGTCCGGGCCACACAGCGTAGCATTTCTTAGTACCCCTGAACCGGTCCCAGACCTAAAAACGTCTATAACGTCGGTAACGACGTCTAATGGGACGTGCGAACGTAGTTCGGCGAAACCTGCGATAATAAGCCATGCTAAACATTATGTTAGATAATTTTTAGGATTGCGGTGATAAGTTGTATGATTGAACAAGATCTTCATTCTGGGTGCTGCTGTTTGTAATGTATTATCTTTCACCATGGTGATTAGATAATACACAAACCAGACATTGCCTTCATCCGGGTATTCTGCAACGTTATCTGCAAACTGCATTTGTGTACTTAAAGGAATATATTCATTTAACATAAATTCATTGCACATTGGTCTGTCCGCACTCGGTGTCTTTGACAGTATCTTATGACCTGCTTTCAGAACGTTCCACCGCCGCCAGTTTGGTTTAAGGGTAACCAGGTCGATTGCTGGTTGCGTTTCTCCAGCGAAGTCAACTCCTATCCCGTTTGCCGCAGATGGTGCGGGGTTGGTAAAGAACTGAGTATCGGGTATATCGATGACACCTCCTGTTGCTTTCTTGGTTTCTTGGTTACTTATGATCCACCATCGAAAAAGATATGGTTCGATTGCATCGGACGTTGGTGGTTCTAACCACAGATGAAAATTTAAATGAACGCCTTCCACGTCTACCATGTTAAATGGTCGTGTGTCTCGGCGTGTCTGATCCGCATTATACGTAATCTTGATTAACGGCAATGTGTATTTGGTATTTGAATTTTGTAATGACCATGCATGTGAATAGAATCTTGCTTTCTTAATTGCAGAAAATCCCGGAGGTTCGCCCAGTGCATCATTGGTTCGTTCGATCGTCTGTGGTGGTGGACGACGGACACGTTTTGGTGATGGTGTAACCATTGGTACCGTACCTGTTCGTTTTCTCTTTTTCGGAGAATTATCAAATAAATGATCTATGGGATCATTCAATGCGTCACGTTCCTCTGCTTCTTCTTCCATTTCGAGTTCGTGATCTGCGTACAAGAACCCAGCGGCCGTGCCGGCAACGACAGCTGCTCCGGTTAATGCTTCGCCGAATCCTTCGCCGATAAACGGAATTAATCCAGCCATGTTTGAATTATGTGTGTACGTTTTAAATTTTGTACGTACGATCGATTTGAATTTCGTACGACTCTTGTATTTACGCGGAGCACGTGTCCGGAACAGAGCGTCGCGAAATTGGAGAAGTGGCTAGTCAGTATTACCTAGCCACTTCGGGCTTCGTCTTTCTCATAAAATCTATTTCTGGACAACATGGCCGGATCTAAAAACTGGTGCTGGACTCTTAACAATCCTACTGAAGATGAGCGTACCGTCCTCACCAATCTCGCCTCTACGACCCCGTCGCCTTTTCTCTATCTCGTCTATGGATTTGAGTTGGGTGACAGCGGAACTCCTCATTTCCAGGGCTATGTGCAGTTTCCTCGACGCACAGGTCTCGCACGCTGCCGCAGCTTGATCTCGCCTCGTGCGCACTTTGAACCTGCTAATGGTACTCCGAAGCAAGCTTCGGATTACTGTAAGAAGGATGGTGACTTTGTGGAATTCGGACAAATCGTTGGCGTCACGCAGGGACGCCGTAGCGATTGGGATGCCCTTCGCGAGTTTGTTGTCGAGTATGGATCTGTTCCAAGTGATCGCATTCTCGCTGGTCGTTTCCCTAGTCTCTTCTCTCGTTCCGGCCGTCTTAGGGAGATCTGTTCAGCCTTCCTACCTGAACCTAACTTGATTGATGGTGAGCCTCGTGTTGGATTTCAAACCCGTATTGTTGATTTAGTAAAGGAACCTTGTGTGGATGATAGGAAGATCACATTTGTGGTTGACCATGATGGGTGTTCGGGCAAGAGTTGGTTGTGTGCCTACCTAATCACCAAGTACCCTGAGCGTGTTCAAGTGTTGTCCATTGGAAAGCGGGACGACCTTGCTTTAGTCATTGATCCAACCAAGGATGTTTTCTTATTCGATTGCCCTCGTGAATCTATGCAGTTCATCCAATACAGCATCTTGGAGAAGTTGAAGGACAGGATGATATTCTCTCCCAAGTATGCTTCCTCTATGAAGATCCTACAAAAGTTACCTCACGTTGTTGTCTTTGCCAACGAGGCCCCAGACAAAACCAAGATGACTAAGGATCGTTATTCCGTGATTAATCTTATGCGCCTCTAAATTATATAGACGTTAATTTGATGTTTACATTAAATTGGGGGATAAGGGATAGAAAGTTACCGGTGTCGAAGAGAGGCAAGCTTTCAAAAGGGAGAAGGGGGGTCCGGGCCACACAGCGTAGCATTTCTTAGTACCCCTGAACCGGTCCCA